TTGGAGGATAGAACGGATAAATATGTGCATCACAGTACGTATTTGGATGTACCAAGACAATGGTTGGGGGAACAGTTTTTTATTGAGGCAGAGCATATCAAAATGACAAGGGCAGATAGTTATGCCCATGAATATCTGGGAGAGGTAACGGGAACTGGTGGAGAGGTTTTTAAAAATATAACCATTCGGGGTATTTCAGAGGAAGAATTAAAGGCATATGACCATATTGCAAGGGGGCTTGACTGGGGGTATACAGTTGACCCATTTCACTATACGGTGAATCATTTTGATCAAAAACGAAGAAGGCTATATATTTTTTTTGAAATTCAGAAAGTAGGACTGCGCAACCGAGAGGCGGCAGAGATGATTTTGCAAGAAAATAAGTTTTTTGGAGAAGTGGTGGCAGACAGTGCAGAACCAAAATCCATTGCAGAGTTGCGAGATTACGGGGTGCCTATTGTGGCGGCAAGAAAGGGTCCTGACAGCGTTTCTTATGGCATTAAGTGGTTGCAAGATTTAGAGAAAATCGTCATTGATCCGAAACGATGTCCACAGACAGCAAGAGAATTTCAAAAATATGAGTTGGACCGAGATGGAAATGGAGGGTTTCGCTCTGGTTTTCCAGACAGGGATAACCATGCCTTAGATGCTATCCGTTATTCCAGAGAACGGAATATGCAAGTAATCCGCGTACGATAGGAAGGGAGAAGAAAAATGTTTTTTGCACAGACGGAAAAATGGAAGGGGAAAATCATTAGAGGTCAGCGAGAAAATGAAAAACAGATGATTTTTACACTTTTGGAGCAAGATCAAGGCAGTGAGAAAAAGAGAAAGATGGCAGAAGGGGAACGTTATTTTCAATGTCAACATGATATTTTACAAAAAGATTTTCGGAATAAACCAACTTCAGAAACCAGTCGCTTGGAAGATGGTTCAGAAGTAGAGAGGATGACGCAGTTTTCCAATCCAAATCGCAGCAATCACCGATGTGCTAACCCATTTCATCATGTGTTGGTGGAACAGAAGGCAGCATACTTGGTGAGCAGAGAGCCTAGCATTACTGCAAAGGGAAGCAATCAAAAAGAATTTGGTGCGTTTTTGGAGAAGGTGGCAGACAGCAAGTTTAACCGAACATTATATGATTGGGTGGTGGGGGCGTCTAATAAAGGAGTGGAATATGTTCACTTTTATTATGATGAGATGGGGAAATTGCAATACACCATTGTACCTGCGGAACAGATTATTCTAATCAACGGTACCCCAAATGGGGCGGGAATCAAAGAAGTGATTCGTTATTATTTGATTACTGTGCAAGAAGGCGGAAAAGAAAAACAACGAAAAAGAGTGGAATGGTGGAGTAAGGACAATGTGACTTACTTTACAGAACAAGAAGGTGGCCTGATTGCGATGGAAGAAGGACGGACAAATCCAACAGGTCATTGGACGGAAGTATGCAGTCTTGGGGAAATGCAAACGGAAGAGATACACCATGGATGGGGGCGTGTTCCTTTTATCCCTTTACAAAACAATGGAAAAGAAAGTACAGATTTGGAATTGATTAAAGATTTGATTGATGCCTATGATTTGATTTCCAGTGAAGGAACCAATAATCTATTGGACTTGGTGGATTTATATTGGGTCATTGAAGGGTATGCAGGAGAGACAGCAGGCGCCATCGCCAAGAAGCTACAAATTAACAAAGCAGTTCATATTAGTGATGCAGGGGGCAAGGTGGAAGCCAAACAGGTGGAACTGCCAATGGAAGGACGCTTGAAGTGGCTCAAGTTCTTGCGAAAGGATATTTTTCATTTTGGTATGGGGGTTGACACCGATACTGATGACTTAGGGAAAGCACCCAGTGGGATTTCCTTGAAATTTCAATATGCCAAGTTTCACTTGAAGGTGAATGGGATTGTGCCAGAGTTACGGGGGGCAATTTATGATTTCTTTTGGTTTATGATTGAAGATGCCAATCGACAAGGAATGGAATTTAATTTGGAAAATTTAGAAGTTACATTGAATTTGAATGCCATTACAGATGATATGGAAACTGTAAATGTGATTAACCAGTCAAAAGGATTGGTGAGTAAAAAAACATTATTGGCAAAACATCCTTTTGTAGAAGATGTGAATGCAGAGATGGTGCAACTGGAGATGGAAGAAAAGAAGAATAAACAAATGGAAAAGGAATCAGAAAAAAGGCGAGAAACAGAAGAGAAAGTGGAGAAGGAGGAAAAAGAATGACATTAGAAGAATTATTTGCCCTTGGAATGACAAAAGAAGAAGATGCAATGAAAATCTTGGAGCTATTTTCCCAAGAAGGGGAGAAAAAAAGCCAATTGGAAGAACGTCTTGGTTCCTTAGAGGGGGAGCGGGAACAAGTGGTTACTGACTATGAAAACCGATTAAAAGCTATGGCAGTAGAAATGGCCATTCAAGAAGCTGGCGGGAAGAACAAGAAAGCAATCATTCCATTTATTGATATGGAACAAGTGAGTTTAGACGAGGATGGTAATTTATCTGGACTTGATTTGAAAAAAATCAAGGAGGAAGTGCCTTTTTTGTTTCAGGAGATGGATAAGAGTGTAAAAGGAACAGGAATTCCGAATATTACACAACAGGAACAGAAATCAGAGACAGCTAAGAAATTTCGTGATGCGTTATTGAGAAGATAGGGTCAAGTGGCGCATGAGGCGTATTCAAAAAGGTAAATCGAATGGGATTAAGAAAATCGGTTTTTGTACATGACCAGTGTTGAGAAGAAAAGAGGAGAAGTGAAGATGAGTATTAATACGTTAGAGTATGCAAAAATTTTTATGGAAGCGTTGGATAGCCAGTTGGTAGAAGGCGCAACCAGTGGTTGGATGGAACAGAATGCAGGACAAGTACAGTATAACGGTGGAAATGAAGTGAAGATTCCTAAAATGGCATTAAGTGGTTTGGGAAATTACGACAGAGATTTGGGATTTGCACAGGGTTCTGTGACGTTGAACTATGAAACCAGAAGTTTGACACAGGATAGAGGTAGAACCTTCCAATTGGATGCCATTGATGTGGACGAAACCAATTTTGCTACGGTGGCAGGGAATGTGATGGGGGAATTCCAGAGAACAAAAGTGATTCCAGAAATTGATGCATACCGTTATAGTAGATTAGCAAAGTTGGCAAAAGCGGCAGGTCAGTCTTCTGTATACACACCTGATGCAAACACAATTATGGAAAAGTTGATGGACGAAATCACAAATATTAAGGATGTGGTGGGTGACAGTAATGAAATTATTATCACCATGTCTGCCAAAACTGCCAGTTTATTGGATATGGCGAAGGGGGGGAATAACCTAATTGAAAGTGGTGAATTTATTCAGGGAAATGCTGCTTTTAAAGTAAGGAACATTGATGGTAGCCCTATTATTCGTGTACCCTCTGCTAGATTGAGAGATACATATGATTTTCTTGATGGTGTGACGGATGGGGAAAAAGAAGGTGGGTTTCTTGCAGCAGTTGATGCAAAAAACATCAACTGGATTATTTCAGTACGTCAAGCACCAATTGCTGTTTCCAAAACAGATGTAACCAGAATTTTTGACCCATTAACCAATCAGAAAGCGAATGCGTGGAAAATTGATTATAGAAAGTACCATGACCTTTGGATTCCTGACAATGCCATGAGTGGTATTTGGGTCAATGTAGAAGGCTAAGATCTTTTGGGGGAAACGATGAACGAAAATAGAGTGCTTTTGGAAATGCGGGAACTGCGAGGGGTTCAAGTAGAAAATAAAGAAATGGCTTTTGCGGCAAAGAGAAGTGTTTCTATGGTCTGTGCCTACTGTCATATTGCAGAAATACCTGAAAGTATTTTGGGCGTTTGTGTTGAGATTGGTCTCTTTCTGTACGACGTAGAAGGGTATGGGGAAGGTGATTCTTTACAGGGTTTGACACAAATGAGAGAAGGGGAAGTTTCTTTTTCCTTTGCACATAACCAAACAATAGGAGAACGAGAAATCTTAAAACGGTACAGAGAGGAATTGGACTATGTGCGCAATTTGAAGTTTTAAGGAAGAAGTCATGCAAGCCCGTTGATTGATTTGAAGAAGAGTTTATGGAATAGAAAGACAATGATGGGATTGTATCAAGTGATTGATAAGAAAAGGTGTGGTGGGTGGGACTGGGAGGGGAATTGTTGATTGCAGGATTGAAAAATAAAGTAAAACGGTTTTTTTGGCACAGAGGCAACCAGTATCATTTGGTGGAAACCTTGACACAGTGAGGAGAAAGCAAAGAAGAATGGGTTTTGTTACGAAAAGAGATTCCTTGCCGATTGATTGGGAAAACGCAAAAAGTGCAGGATAAAGATGATTTGTTTCCTCTATGGGGTATGGAGGGCAAGGTGCTTTTGCCAAGAGAAATTGTTTTGGAAAAAGGGGACTTATTGGAGATTAGTGGTTTTTTCGGAAAACCTGTTTGGGTGACGGCAAAAAACAGTGGTGTTCACTACTTGACGCATCAAGAGGTTTCTGTTGTAGAAAGAGGGGAAAACATTGGATAACAGCGTAATACGGAGTGTGAAAAAAGCAGTGACCAATGCCATTGGAGAAGGATTTTCGTACCCCATCTATGCAGAAGATGTGGTTGGGAAGAAAAAAGAAGATTGTTTTACAGTTTCCACAAAGAAGACAGAAGGAAAACGCCTTTTAGGAAAGCGTCAGGAAATGCGAATCACATTTTTGGTGACGTATATCCCCCAATTACCCTTTTTGCAAGAAAAGATTGAAGAAATTTCATTGGAGCTACAGGAAGTTTTGGCGGAAGTTCATTGGGAAGGCGAAGGGTTTTTGGCATCAAAGATGGAGGAAAAGATAGAAGATGGTAGGTTATTCGTCTATGCTACTTACTATTTTCAGGTTTTTGCAGAAGAAAACCAAGAGAAGATGGCATTTTTGGAACAAAGGAGAGGATTCTGTGGAGAAAGCAATATTTGAGAAAAAAGAATTGCTGGAAAGTAAACTATTTTGTGGAAAAGAAGATTTAGTAGCAGCGGATTTAGAGGAGGGTGTTTATTACACCAGAGAAGAAGCCATGGCACAGGTTGTTGCTTATGGGATGAAGACAATTAGATAAGGAGGGGTTGTATGGCATTAGGAGGCGGTACTTTTTTGGTACAGAATAAAGTTTTGCCGGGGGCATATATCAATTTTGTTTCCAGACCAAGAGCATTGGGTGGATTGGGAGAGAGAGGAACGGTTTGTATTCCCATGCTTTTGGACTGGGGAATGAATGGTATGGTGACGGTAGAATCTGAGAAAATACAAAGGGAATGTCAGTGTATTTTTGGATATGATTTTTTAGCAGATGAGATGAAAAATTTGCGAGAAGTATTTTTGTATGCAAAGACGGTAAAAGTATATCGTTTGAATGCAGGGGAAAGGGCAAAAGCCACGAGCGAAGCTTTGACAGTGATGGCAAAATACGGCGGCGTGAGAGGGAATGACTTGAAGGTGGTTGTGGCGGAGAATGTAGATGAAAAAAGTTTATTTGATGTAAAAACATACCTTGGAGCAGAACTTTTGGAAGTGCAGACTGTTGGCAATATTATTGAATTGGTGGAGAATGATTTTGTTATTTTTTCGGGAAGTGGTGCTTTGACAAAAACAGCAGGAATGATTCTGACAGGCGGAAGCAATAAAGAAATGACCGGTGCAGAATATGGAAAGTTTTTGGAAGATGCGGAAAAGGAAAACTTTCAGGTGTTGGCTTATACAGGAGAAGATGCGACCACCAAAAAACTGTTTGAGATGTTTACCAAACGAATGCGAAACCAAGAAGGGGTTAAATTTGTTACGGTACTTTTTGACTATGATGCAGCCGACTTTGAAGGGGTTATCTCTATAAAGAATGAAACCGAAGAAGAAAAAACAAGCCTTGTATATTGGGTAGCTGGGGCGACTGCCAGTGCGAATGTTAACGAAAGTTTGACCAATCGTATTTATAATGGAGCGTACACAGTTATGACAAAGTACAAGAAGTCTGATTTTGAAAAAGGATTGAAGGCGGGTGGGTTCTTCTTTTATTGCGATGGGGATAAGGTACGTGTGTTAACTGATATTAATACGTTTACTTCTTACGAACCTAGCAAAAGCAATGATTTTTCCAGTAATCGTGTGGTGCGTGTGTTAGATTCCATTGCAAACGATGTGGCAGATATTTTCAGCAAATATTATCTTGGAAAACAGAGTAATAACATAAATGGTAGGAATTTGTTTAAGACAGAGTTGATTCGGTATCATGAGCAGTTGCAATCGATTGAAGCAATCGAAGGATTTAAAGCGGAAGATATTATTGTCGAACAAGGTGTTGGCAAATGCGATGTAGTGGTTTATGAAAATGTGATGCCAACAGATGCAATGGAAAAATTGTATATGAAGGTTGAAGTAGTCTGAAAGGGGCAAGCAGGATGGGATGTTTGAGAGCCAAGGACACCATTAGCGGTGCAATGGGAACGTGTTTTGCCATTATTGATGGGAAAAGGCATGAGATTCTACAGGCAAAAAAAGTGGAAGCGGTTGTAGAGAAGATCAAGACGGAAATTCCGATTTTGGGTTTGACTTCCAAACAGCATAAGGCTGGGGGTTGGAAAGGGAGCGGAACCATGAAAGTGTATTATGTTTCCAGTATGTTCCGTCAGGTTATGTTGAAATACATGAAAGAGGGAATAGATACTTATTTTGAATTGATGTTGACCAATGAAGATCCAACAAGCGATGCGGGTAGACAAACGGTACTGCTAAAAGGGGTCAATATTAATAATATGGTTTTGGGTAGATTGGATATTGACCAAGATGCATTGGAAGAAGAAATGAAATTTACCTTTAACGATGTAGAATTATTGGATACGTTTCGCAGTTTGTAAAGAAAAATGATAACGAGAGGAGGGGGAAAGGGTGCCCTCTCCTTTTTATAGAAAGAAGGGGAAGTTTATGGAGGAAAACAAGATGATAAACCATAGGTTTTATCGGGAGAATGCACCATTTCCAAATAATCGGCTCATTTCCTTTTCCAAGAGATTTGTGGATGGGGAAGGAAAACCCATTCATTGGGAAATCAAAAGTTTATGCCAAAGGGAACAAGAGGGCATTCTACAAGATTGTAAACAAAAGGAAAGAAATGGGAAAAGGTCTTTTAATATGACGGAATATGAGGGGTTGTTATTAGGGAAATCTGTTATTTTTCCTGATTTAGACGATGTTGTGTTACAGGACAGCTATGGCGTATTTGGTGCCAGAGGATTATTAGAAAAGATGTTGACAGCGGGAGAATACCAAGAACTTTTGTTGCAAGCCATGGACATTTCAAGGTAGGGGGTATAAAACATGTACCGATTTTATTTGAAACAGGGAACAGAACAGTATTTATTGCCTGTGGCACCTGGTATGCTGACCACAAAGGTTGGAAACAGCAATAAAACCGTGGAAATACTAAATATGGGAGAAGTTAATTTGTTGAAAGAGATAGGTTTGCGGTCATTAGAAATGACAGTTTTATTACCAGGAAGGAAATATGCTTTTGTGCAGACAGAAGGTGTTTTTCAGGAACCAAGAGTCTTTCTTAATTTTTTTCGAAAGGTAAAGGAAAGTAAAAAACCAATGCAATTCATTATTTTTCGTCAACTTGCTGATGGAAGTCAGTTGTTTCAGGGGAATATGGAGGTTTCGTTGGAGACCTACACCATATTCGAAAAAGCAGGAGAAGAAGGGGATTTTTGGGTGAAGATATCATTACAAGAATATCGAAAAATCAAAAGTCTTTTGTATCAGAAAAAGCAAGAAGGCAGTAATATTGTGATGGTTCCGAAGGGACAGGTCAGGGACGAAAAGGTCATTCCGAAAAATTATACCGTACAAAAAGGAGATAGTTTATGGAGGATTGCAAAGACAGTTTTGCATGATGAGAAGAGGTATATTGAATTGGCAAGACGAAACGACATTTCCAATCCGAATCAAATCTATGTGGGACAAATACTGCGACTGGAGGGATGAAATGGAAACGAAAGTTTTGATATCAAGTCAGGGAGAGGTGTATGATGTGACGGCTCTTTTGGAAGGAGAGGTGATTTTGGAGGAAACGGTTTTTGGTGTTGCTGGAAGGTTGTCATTTTCACTCCTTCGAGACGGGTTAGCTTCTTTTTTGGAAGGGGATAAAGTGGTTTTTTATGTAGATCATAAAATTCGATTTGTTGGATTTGTTATGAAAAAAAAGAGACAAGAGAAACAGATAATTTCTGTTATTGCGTATAATCAATTATTCTATTTGGCTAAAAATAAGGATACCTACATTTACAGCAATTTAAAGGCATCTCAAGTATTAAAAAAAATAGCCAAGGATTATGGACTTGTGACAGGCGAAATTCAAGACACGGGTTGGGTTGTACCAAGAAGAATTGAAGAAGGGCAGACATTGATTGATATTATTATGACAGCATTGGAATTGACGAAGGAAGCTAATGGGAAGGAATTTTTTTTGTTGGACAGAGAGGGAAAATTGACTTTGCTGGAAAAAGATAAATTAATTTCTCCATATTTTTTAACAACAAGGGGTGAAATTAGCGGGTATCAATATACCACAGACATCAGCAAGGGTACCTACAATATGGTGAAACTATTTCAAGCAGGAAGAAAGGAAAATCAAACATTGGCTTATCAAGAAAAAGATGCAGCAACCATTGGGAAATGGGGTCAGCTCTCCTTTTATCAAAAAGTAGACCACCGCCTTTTACAAGGACAGTTGTCTGAGATTGCTAAGAATATACTAAAGGAAAAAAACAAGGTTGAAAAAAAATTAGTGGTTGCAACCATAAATAGCGATGTGGTCTTTTATCCTGGTCAAACGGTGATGGTGGAAATTACTGATTTGGCTGAAACTGGTGTTATGGGTAAAACTGTGATAGAAACATGCACGTATCGTTTTTCCAATGGAAAAGTTGAGAGTCGGTTGCAGATGCGGATTGGATAAGAGGATAGGATAAGAGGGTGAGAAGATGAGAGATTTATCTGATTTTTTGGCAGAAAAAGAAAAATTACCGCAGAATCAAAAAGTTGTGATTTCTGAAAGATTTCGGGATGCAGAAGGAAAACCGTATAAATGGGAATTGCGTTCTATAAAAGAAGGAGCATATCGAAAAATCAAAGAAGTGGTTGAGAAAAAAGAGGATTTTTCGGGAGTTTTTATCAGTGAGTGCGTGGTGTTTCCTAATCTAAAAGACCAAGAATTATTGGAGAATTATGGTGTAGATATGCCAGGGAAATTGTTAAAGGAAATGCTCACCGTTGGAGAATATGCACGATTGGTAAAGGAGGTGCAGATGTGTAATAACTTTTCCAAGCGAAAGAAAGAACAGAAAGAGGAGGCAAAAAACTGATTTTGGAGGGCATTGGTGAAGCAGGATATGCTTGCTATGCACTCCGTAGATTTCGGATTTTACCAAGTGTTTTGATGAAGATGTCTTTGACTGAAAGAATGTTTTTATATGCTGTCATTGACTTAGAAATTGCAGAAAGAGACATAGTTGGAGGTGGGTGATTTGCGAAAAAAAAAGAAAAAAAAGAACTTAAAAAAACGAAATCTTATTTTGATGGAGGGGGATTCATCATCTGGATTTGAGGAATATGACTTGGAAAAGGCGGTATTGCATTTTTTGGGAGAAGAAGAAGTTGAAGAGAAGGGGAGTTTTGGTTATTTCCCTTTGGATCAAGGACATATGGTTTCGGATATGGCAGAAAAACAGGAGATAATGGAAAAACATTTTTTTGAAGATTTCACAAAAACAGAAGAAGAAAATAAAGGCAAACTTTATCTTTTAGGACAGCAGGAAAAGTGGGATGCACCTGTTTTTACAAAGCCTATTCTTTTTCAGAAGGAAAATGGAATTTTTGAAGAAGAAACGGATATAGATTCTCCGAAGAAGGAAGAAAAAGTAGAACAAGTTCCAGAAGAATGGTTACAAAATATTGTGAGTCAACAGGATTTTTACATAGAGGCGGCAGGAACAGAAATTTTTCCAATAAAAGCGGAAAGTCATTTTTCTGAAAAGATGGGACAACAATCCATTGCAGAGGTAAAAGGATTAGAGAAATGGCTTTTCAAAAAAGGGGGAACACAAAAAAAGGTGGGATGGCAAGAAGAAAAAATAATGACACAGAAAGAAAATTTAAAGCCAATGCTGGATGAGATAAAAGAGATGCTTTCGGATATAGCAACAGAAAAAGAAGGTGCTTTTCAGGGACTTGGTGAAGAAAAAATAGAGAATCCTATTTTTTCGGTTTCGTATATGATGGAGGAAATGAAACAAAGGCTTTGGGAGGAACGAGAGTTGCGGGGAAGAAAAGGAAGATAGTAAAAATGGGTGGTGATGGATTGATTGAAGTGATGAAGCAAATTGTGATGGATACGTTGCAGGCAGAGATGCCGACAGATATTTGTTTTGGTGTTGTAACTGGTATTTCACCATTAAAAATTTCTTTGGAGCGGAAAATGGAGATTACGGAAGAATTTTTGACGGTGTGTCAGCAGATAACAGACCATCAAAATGATGTTATGTTATGGAGAGAGGGTGGAGAAAAATATGGATATCATGCTTGTTATTTTCAAGGATTACGATTAGGGGAAAAGGTGGTTTTGGCAAAGATGGCAGGAGGACAACAGTATCTGGTTTTGGATAGAGTAGGAGGAGAAATATGATACCGAAAGATGCAGAAATGGCTTGGGATGGTGTGGTTCGCATACAAAGGATACCAAGCGAAACATATTGCATGGATACCAAAAAGAAAAAGATATATGGAATAGTTACTGACAGAAAAGCTATAGAGCAGGCAATATATAAAGCATTACATACGGAACGATATGCACATGTGATATATGACGGAACATATGGCGTGGAGCTTTCTAATTTATTTGGGAAACCACAAAGTTATGTCATTCCAGAATTGCAAAAACGAATCGAAGATGCATTGTTGGCAGATGACCGCGTGGAAGCGGTAACAGATTTCCGTTTTACACAGGAGAAAAATACGTTAATGGCTAGGTTTCGAGTGGAAACAGTTCTTGGAGAATTTGAGGGGGAAAGAGGGATGGTAGTTTATGTATGAAACTTACGAGGAATTGATGGAACGAAAATTGGATTTGGTACCCAATTCTTTGGATAAGCGACAAGGGAGTGTTATCTTTGATGCTTTGGCACCAAATGCTGTAGAGACTGCTCAGTTTTATGCAGATTTGCAGATGTTGGAGGACAGAACCTTTGGAGATACAGCAAACGGGCAAGGTCTGACAAGAAGGACTGCAGAAAGGGGCGTTTTTCGAAAAACTGCAACAAAGGCTCTTTTTATTGGGCAATTTTTAGATGGAGCAGGAAAAGCGCTGACGGTGGTTATTGGAAGCCGGTTTTCTTTGGAAAAATTACGATATGTGGTAATGAAAGCATACGATACTCCTGGAAAATATATTTTGGAATGTGAAACGGAAGGTCGCGTTGGAAATGCGTTTCTGGGAGAATTGCTTTCTTTGGATTATATAGATGGTTTGGCAAAAGCAGAGTTGGTGGAACGTATTTTTGATGGGGAAGATGAAGAAAGTGATGAGGAGTTGCGAAAACGGTATTTGGTCAGTTTTGATACGGATGCTTTTGGGGGCAATATTGCAGACTATAAACAAAAAGTTGGTGATTTGAATCAAGTGGGTAGTGTGAAAGTATTTCCAGTGTGGCAAGGTTGCGGTACGGTAAAATTAACTATTTTGGATCGTGGGTATGAAAAACCAACTGTGGTTGAGTTGGTAGACTTGCAAGAAAAAATTGATCCACAACAAAACGGTTCGGGGATTGGAATTGCACCTATTGGACATCGTGTAACGGTGGCGGGTGTGACAGAGGTTTCTTGTGATATTACCGCTGGATTGGTATTGGAACAAGAGATGAAAAGAGAAGAAGTGATTGCAGAGGCTATAGATGCAATCAAAGAATATCTTTTTTTACTTCG